TTATATTTTCCAATTGATAACAATGTCCTCAGCTGTCACCTTAACCTTGTTTATAAGCCTTCTAACAAGCACCTTTTGATTTTCGTAGTCCATTGAAAAGACTTTCTCAGCGTTTAGCAGTTTCCTCATATCAGCCTTTCTTTTGTTCTTCCTGAGTGCTGGATCGTTTTCTAGTTCAGTTTCAAGAGTCCCCCTCATGCTTATAAATTCGGCTGACTTGCTCTGTAATTCTTCAAGGGTAATGCGGTCATCTATGTATAGATCGTTAAGTCTGCTCAGTTTCTTTGATAGCTCCTCTATTTGTTTCTTATAGCTCTCACGGTCTATGGTCTCAGCATTGTCTCCTGAAAATATTTTGTCCAGGTAATCAGCGTCATCTTGTAGTTTGCTTATTTCTTTTAGCACATAGGCCTCTAGCTTGTCTTTGTAGTAAAATCCTGAGTCACACTTTTTATTGTCGTTGTAGGTAGTAACGCCTCTCAGCGTTCGTGGGTGCCTTTGGTGGCATTCATATTTTTTTAACCTGCTCCCATCTTTCCTCTTTACGCCTAACATAATTTTTAAAGGAGCGCCACAATATCCACATTGGGCGATACCGGATAAAATGTACTTAGCTTGGAATGGTCTAGGATTGACATTCTCTGCTGCTGTTCTTTGTCTTATTTTTAGCTCAGATTGAGTCTTATCGTATTCCTCTTTTGAAATAATCGGCTCATGATTACCTGGATAAATTTCTCCCTTATACTGATTGAAACCACAATAGACAGGGTTATCGAGTATGGTTCTGACCGCCCGATAGCTCCAAGGCACATGCTTTGGGTATTTCTCATTTAGATCATCTCTCAACTTAGTAATAGATCTCCCTCTCAGGTAACTCTCAAAGATAAACTTAATGGTCAGAGCCTGAGCTGGATTGATGGTCACTGTGCCTGTCTCTTTGTGGTAATCGTAACCATAGGATGTCTTAGCCCACATCATGGATTTACCAGATTTGGCACGTCCTAGCTTGCCAAGTTGCATGCGTTCCTTGATTTGCTCCCTTTCTAGCTGAGCAAAGACGCTCAAGAGTCCAATCATAGCCTTACCAAAAGGAGTAGAGGTGTCAAAGTTCTCCTGCAAGCTCAGAAATTCAATCCCATTCTTGATGAATACATCCTCAATCAAGTGAAGCGTGTCTTTTTGACTACGGCTAAGACGGTCCAGCTTATAGACTAGAACTGTGTCAAATTTTCTTTTTTTAGCGTCTTTGATAAGACTTTCTAGCGCTGGTCTGTCAGTATTGGATCCTGAGAAACCTCCATCAGTATATACTTTGTATACATTCCAGTCTTTAATGTCGCAGTAGCTAGAGAGCTTGTCTTTTTGCTCATCTATAGAGTATCCCTCCTCAACCTGGTTTGTCGTCGATACCCTGACATATATAGCTACTTTATTTGTTGTTATCATAGTAGTACCTCTTTCAAAATTTCCTAAAAAATGATAAAATGGGTACAAGAAAAGACATCATGAGAGGTTATCTCCATGAAAATCTTTTCCTGTCACATGCCTCACGCTCAGACTCGCCAAAGTTTTGAGAGCGTGGGGCTTTTTTTGTTTGCAATTATTTCCATTTTGGAAACAGTTGGTTTTATTCTTTCGATAAGTGTTGTTGAAGAATTAAGGCCACGTTGGCTTTCTCTTCCTCTGTCATAGGAGGTTCGTTTGGATCGTCTACCGAAAACTCGATAGCATGCCATTTATCATTTACTCTAATCCACTCTCTTCGTCTGTGGCATTTGCAATCTAGGTTGTGTTTAATCACTTCCATCGGTCTACTTTCGTTACTCATGTTATTTCTCCCTATACACACTGACAACTTCCCCAATAGTTCGGATGTCGTTGCTTTCGTCTAGGTGTATATCCTCATAATCTGGATTCAAGCTTTCCAGATATCCCTGACGCAGTTTCTTAACATAGTTAGCGCCGTCTACTTGGAAGATGCCGATAGTGTTATAATCAACCTGTTGGGTATTCTTTATAAAAAGATAGTCACCATTCTTTATCTTTGGCTCCATAGAGTTGCCGACGACATAAGCGATAGCGTCGTAGTCGTCTGGGATTTCATCCTCATAGAACGAAACCTCCATATCTAAATCGTCGTCCTGTATCGAACCACTACCAGCAGAGACAACCCCAGTAACACGTCGGTAAGTAGTCTGTCTGTAGTCGTCCAGTCTGATGATGTTCTCCGATACTTCGTTTATCTTCGTTTCTTCTTCGTTCCTCTGCTCTTTCAGTTGCCTCTTTGCATAATTCAGGACTTTGCCCTGTCCAGGTGGTTCTAGTTCGTCGTAGATGGTTTGGATTGGGGATTTTGAAAGAAGAGCTGGAGTAGCGTTGATTTGAATTTCTTGATCATCATCAAGCATATCAATTAAATCTTCTGTAGAAATTTGCATTCCTTTAGCAATTTTTTCTATTGTGTCATAAGATGGGACAATGGGCTTTTTCGATTTCGGATGTTCATTTTTTTCAAGCATAGAAATATATCCTTTTGTTAAATCAGATAATTCACAAAAAGCATCCATTGATAATTTATGCTCTGTTCTATATGATTTTAGCAATTCTCCTAACTTCATTTAAAACCCCTTTCTATATATTGTTTAATCCATTATACATCTTTAAATAAAAAAAGTAAATTTTTTTGTTTAACACACTTGACATTTTGCGTTTAACGTGTTAAACTATAATCAAGCTTAAGGAAATAACAAAAACAAACCGGAGGGAAACACCATGAACACATTAAACGAGAAAGCAATCAACATCTTCAAAGCAGTAGCTAAGGAAACTTTAATCCAAGGCACTTACGAGGAAATTTTCCTCTATAGCAAACTTGAAGCTTTCTGTACTAACTGCCGTCAGTTCGCTTTCGGATGGACAGAGTTAGCAGAAGAGATCGAGTGCCAAGAGCGTTACCTTCTCGATTCTGGTTTTACTCAAGATGAAATCGATGACATTCGTTTTGATGCAGCATTTGCAGGAATGCTTGATAAATTAAATGTAGCCTGATTGGTATCACCAAGGTTCGAATCCTTGGCAGGTTGTTGCTCCAAGAGCAAAATAAAAAAGACAAGGAGGTGGGAAGATGAACGAACTAGAAAGAACAGCCCTCAACGAGATATTGAGGACTGTGACATATATTGCTGAGAAAGTGGATGAGATTGACTCTAAGATTTCTCAATCAGAAGAAGATGTAAAAATCAACGCTTCATCTGCATCGTAATCAGCAGCAATAAATTGAGTCGCCGAAAGAATGAACTTCTTTAAATCATCGATATCTTTACCATCGTGTCTGCGGACATAATGAGTCTCATCATTGCCTATCCAGGCAACAGATTTTGCCAAGACTTGAATTTTTGGAAAATCGTTTAAGTATGTAGAAATTACTTGCCCAAGCATAATTGATTTGATTTTTCCTTCATCAGATGGATTTTTGGAAATTGCGTAGTCCTTTATCAGGAATTCGGCTGCTTTGCGATAGCCGACACCTGCTATTTGGTCTAATGCCTCTCTTTCTGCAATTGTTGCTTGAGAATAGATTTCAACAAAAACGGGAGAAACTTTTTCTATGTTTTCAGGGAGTTTTACCTTGATTGGAGGGCGGTAGCTGTATTCAGCAATTATACAAGGTTTAGATGTAGATGTGAAAATATACTCAACAGCAAAGTATTTTTTACAAGTTGAGCGTGAGCAACGAAAAGTAACAACAAAGCGAGCATCTCCACTAGAGTAACTGTCCTCACTGTCTGAAACGTATATCATTTCAGGCGAGATATTCTTTCCGCAATGTGGGCAATATTCAGGATATTCAAATTTTACTGTCTGGCGACTCGCGCCAGAGAATGAAACGATAGTGGTTTTCATAGCTTTTTTCTCCAATCATTTTTATTTTGATTATACCACATTTGAAAGGTAGTTAGAATTGGAAGATAAAATTATCGAACTTGCTGACTACTTCATCAGCGAATCTACAACGTACAGAGAAGCTAAAATAGCGTGTGAGAAGCTATTTCTTCAAGTCAGTCATGAGATAGAACTCAGGGCAATGGAAAGTAAGACGAGGGTATGAAAGAAAAACTAAACGAATTTCTAAAATTCAGAAGCCAGTTTACAAAACGAGAATGGATTGAAATTAACCAAGTTGTCGAAGCTCGTTTAAATGAAAAAGCCGACCAGTTGAAACTGGACGACTCAGATGTAGAAATCATTTCTAAAAGACTAGGACGGTCTATCTAAAGAAAGGGTCAAACAAATGGCGTCTAACAGAACTATATCAGTAAATACATCAGAGCATGATGTATTGTTGACGGCAAGAAAAAAGCACCCTGCTGTATTCGTCGATGGAATGTTTCTCGACGGAGTTGAGCGAGTGGAATTTACCAATCATTATCTGGAGAAGTGTGAAGTTGTTTTAACGTTTAACGATAGAGTTGAAACCAATCCCTTCCCTCTAAACGATATTACTTTATTAGAAAAGTTATTTGGTCAGAGTTCGAACGGTCAATCTTTACGGGATATTGTCGTGCAAACTCTTGAAGATGCTGATTAGCATCTAAACCATCAAAAAAAGAAACATGAACACTAAAACTTTCTTTTCCGTTTTTCTTGGTTCTATCAAATTCTTTGCCAAGGACGATTAAAGAAGTTTCTAGCTGGTGATCAGTCATAACATTATCTCCTTTCTGACTACATTATAGCAGAAATCACGGAGGGTAACTATTAACACAAGGGGGTGAGTGCGTGCAAGGAGAACGTTTAAGAAAATGGCGTGAAAAAGAGAAAATGTCTCAAGAGGAACTTGCAGAGAAGTCAAATGTTTCTCGAACAACAATACACTTAATTGAATCAGGTCAGTCGTCAACAGTGAAAATTCGAACACTTCAAAAATTAGCAGTAGTTTTTAATAAGCAAGTGAAAGATTTTTTTTAAAGAAAATGTTTAACAAATTAAACAAAAAAAGAAAGGAGAGCGTATGACAGACTTTAAAAATTTAGATTGTCAATTTATCTTTCAAGAACGCGACTGAAAATTATACTGCTGTTAGTAATAACTTTATCAATGACCCAAAACTGGACTTTACAGCTGTTGGTATTATGATGGTTGTTCTAGCTAACCACCCTAACTGGCAAGTCTATCCAGATGAAATAGCTAAACGAAAAGGTGTTAACCGAAAGACAATCGATAAGTATTTCAAAATCTTTGAAGAGGCTGGATATTTACGAAAAATAAGAAAAAAACCTCCTGGAAATGGAGGGAGTCATATATTCAGATTCTTTTCAGATGTAAAAATATCTGATTTCCAATTCGATATTATGAAACAGAGATTGAACCTATCTATCAAAAGGGCGTCTATGAATTATAATTCTGACATTCCAAAAAGTGAGATGTCAGAAAGTGAGATGTCAGAAAGTGAGATGTCAGATTTTGGGCACTAATAAATACTAACTAACAACAAGTATTAATTAACAATAAATATTAAAAGACAACCAGTCCTACTTCTCTAAATAAAAGAGAGGGTAGAAAAAATAAATACAAAGGAGGTGAGGAAATGAGACCAAGACGATATCCGTATAGTGGGAAAAAAGAGTCCACCTTTGTAAAGGCAGACCCTGAGTTAGTTGAAAAACTTTTAAGAAACACTAGTTTTCTTGAGCGTTTACAAAAAAAGCCTATCAATTTTCAGATAGACTCAGAAGAATTTAAGCGTCTTAGCTATGAAGCCATTCATGATACTTCTCAAGTAACTCAATAGGAGGAAGGAATAAAAGGAATACTATGAACGAACTCATCAACGTAACCCTGAATGACAATCATGAGCCTGTTGTTTCCGGAAGACAACTTCATGAAGCTCTGGGAGTCAAAACAAAATATGCCGATTGGTTCAATAGAATGATTGAATACGGCTTTACAGAAAATCAAGATTTTTTGCTTCTCAAAAATGAGCAGCAAACAGGACGAGGGGGTCACAGGCAAAGGACAACAGTATTTTATCAATAAGTTCCTTAATCAGGAATACTTGACAGGATAAAAACAAAAGCCCCTCTGGAACGGCAATTCCATTGAGGGACTAAGCAAAATACTTTACGAGGTAATTATATCATGAAAACAGTAAAAAAGGAATGGGAGCCACGGATTGTAAACATCATGGCAGATGGCTCTCAAGTTGATGATTTGACAGGCTATGTCATCCCTGCTGGTCATTCCTACTATGACATTATTTTAGGCATGAACAAGCAATCTAACGAGGAGGGCGTAGCTTAATGAAATTACTTACCAAGTTAAAACTCAGACTTGAAGTAGTTCTTAAAGCAGTCAACCTTGACTGGCGAGAGGTAGCGGTCGAACTCATGACCGACCTATTTGAGGAGCGCAAACGTCGCTTTGCTTTCGAGCAAGAAAACTACGATTTGAAACAAGAGCTTGCTGCCTACAAGTACAAAGAAAACTTTGATATCAAGGCTAGACTGCAAGGAGAAATGTAGATGTACATTATATCGATTTATGTCAAGAATACTGAAACTGGAAACGAGGATTTCAGTTTGATTGGACGTGATTTCTTACCGACGGGGCACCAAGACTATATTGCAAGAGTTTTTGGAACAAAAGAAGAAGCGATTGATTACTTAAAATCTATATCTTACATCGCATCAGGTGTTCATGGTAACGATTGGGTTTATCAAAATGAAAAACTACCAGAAATTGAGTCACGTTGCCGAATTTGGAAAGTAGGAGAATAAAAGGAGAACAATATGTTTAAAGCACTAAAAACAATCAAAAAAATCAAACAGCTTCAGAAAGAAATGCACGACGCAAGCGTAGCATTCCTACTTATGCAAGACCTCGGTTTGGTTCCTGATAGCGAAAAAGGAAGAACCATAGCTAAATCGTTTTATGATGTAAGCCACATGATCAAGGACGTCTTAGACGGCAAGTCGGTAGATGAAGCCATGAAACGTCTAAATAGCGAAGTGAAAATTGAAGATGTGGAGCAGGAAGATGACTAGAATTGAACTTGAAAACCGTGTCTGGCTTTTGGCTAATCATGAAGAAAAAAACGAATTGCTGGATCTTGGGCTAACGTCAAAGGCCAGATATGTGAAACGAGTGCTGGAACTTGGAAAGGTGTATGCGCATGTTTGATTACGACAGAGATATAATGCAACCGCCTGAAGAACGAGAAGAACTTGACCCAGCTGATTGGATTTTCAGCGCTGGTCAATGGATCTATGTAGGAGATTGTTAGCCTATGAATAGAGAGCATTTAGAGCGTGAAAATTGGAATTTGAAGAAGACGAAAGGTAGAAAGAAATGAAAAAACGATTATATTACAAAAAATGGAAACAAGAACTTAGAGAGGCAATGAGAGAAGAAATTGATGGCGATTATCTAACCGAGAAAATGGTTAGAAAAATGAGTATTAGCGATATGTCACACTATTTGAACCGATTAGCATTAGAAGAAGCTGGATACTGTGGGACAATGTTTAATTACTAAAAGAAAAAGAGAAGAAAATGACTAATAATCAATTAGCAACACAGACAAAACGTAACATCACTACTGACCCAAGTTTATTGACCGGGGCAGACATCAAAAAGTATTTTGACCCACAAAACCTACTGACTGAAAAACAAGTAGGTCAGGCGCTAGCCTTGTGTAAAGGTCGCAATCTTAACCCATTTGCTAACGAGGTCTACATTGTAGCTTACACAAACCGTAATGGGGGCAAAGAGTTTAGCTTAATTGTCTCTAAAGAGGCTTTCTTGAAACGTGCCGCCCAATGTAAAGACTATGAGGGCTTTGAGGCTGGAGTAGTGGTAGTAGACAGTGAGGGTGTTATGCACGAACGCAAAGGGGCAATCATGCTCCCAGAAGATACACTGATAGGCGGATGGGCTAGAGTGCACCGCAAAAATTTCAAGGTACCTGTGGAAATTTTTGTCAGTCGTGAGGAATATGACAAGAAACAAAGTACATGGAACACCATGCCAGCTACCATGATCAGGAAAGTGGCTCTAGTAAATGCTCTTAGAGAGGCTTTCCCTGAGGACTTGGGGAACATGTACACAGAGGACGACGGTGGAGAGACATTTGACCGTATCAAAGACGTCACACCTCAAGAGAGCCGTGAGGATGTCGTAGCACGCAAGATGGCTGAAATTGAGCAATTCAACAAAGAGCAAGAGGCAAATCATGCAGATCCCGAACCTGCTCAAACTGAGGAAACAATCCAGGGCGAATTGCTAGACGGTGAACTTGAATATTAGGAGGACAACATGCAAGAATTACAGGTTATTGATGATAAGAAAATCAATAAAATCTATGAGATGATCACAACGGATGAACTTACTAGAGAGTCTTTTGAAAAAGACCTCATAGAGGCTACTGAGAAGTACAAGGACTATATTCCTACAGCTGGAACTCTCAAAGACGACAAGGCAAAGCGGGCTGAATTTAACAAGTTAATTGAGTCTAAAAATCGTATCCGTATTGACACTAAAAACTTACTATCAGAGACAGCTAACACATGGGATAGTTATGCTAAGTCAATTATTGACCCATTTGCAACCGTAGTTAGTGAATTTGACAAAGGTATCAAGGAAATCGAAGAACATCAAAGACAACTAAAAATAGATACGGTTAAGAGTTACCTAGCCAACAAATCGGCTGAGTACATGCTGGATCCTCGTCTCTTTGATGAAAAGGCCCTTGAGTATGTCAAAGCTAGCGATTTTATGGCAGATGGCGTGACGCTTAAAAAAGCCACTATGAAGTCACTTGATGACATGGTCACATTTGAGTTTCAGAAACAGCAAGAATTTGAAAAGGCTAAGTCAGCTATTTCAGGGTTATGTGCTGAGTATGGCATGACTGACTCACCTTACATTAGACAGCTGAAAGACTTGACTCTTGCTGAAATCTTTGAACAAATCAAAGCTGATTATGAGTTTGAAAAGCAAAAGGAAGAACTCAGACAGGCTCTAGAACGAGCAGAGCGATCTAATCAGGAGCTTTTAGCAGCCCAACAAACCAAACAGCAAGAACAGGCTCCAAAATCAACGGAAACCCCAAATTTTGACCCAGAAACGGGCAAAATCTTGGACGGTGGACAAATCCTCCAAAATGAGCCTAACGCTCTTAGAGGGGCTGAAAATGACCTAAAACGATATGCCCAAAAAATGACTTTAGAGGTGTATTTTGTAGACACAGCCGAAAAAGACCGTTTCAAGGCTGGTCTAAGTCAACTCGGATTTGATTTTAAAAAGAACTATCAAGTCAGGGGTTATCAACGTATCGAGCCATTAACTCAGGCTGAACTAAATGAACAATGTGGGTGGTAAGTATGACAGAAATTGAAAAAATTTCAGAAGAATTGGCTGAATATGGGGTGCCTGATGAGTTAATAGGAAAAATAGAGGACCTATTAGCGACTCTGTATGGCGAAAAAAAGGAAATTGGAGATAGAAAAATCTTGGATATTTCTCCAGAGTCAATGGGGAGGTAACCATGGACATCAGAAAAATATCTGACAGCGTAGCCATCTACTCGGACGGCAAGAAATTGCAGGTTATCCACAACCTAGGGGATGAGTTTATCCTAGATTTTAAGGTGGGAGAGGATAGCGTCTGGAACCTCAATGGCCAAGTCGTAGAAATTATTGACATGATTGAGCCTGTCTTTAAAGTTTTCAGCTTTTGCTCAAAATCTGGAGAGGGTATGCAACGCTTAAAACATGCTATCGTTCACTTTGAAATATTTGAGCAGTACATCAGAGATAATCAGGAAGACCTGATGATCTGGTGGCACAATCCAGGAGGGGAATATGATTAAAACCGTATTTTTTTCATGTGATTATCCACATCATGAGGCGATTGACGACCAAATAAATAGCTGGCTTGCCGAAAATCCAGGCATTAAGTTGATTGACATCAAATTTCAATCAAATGTGTCTGCTGTCGCTGACAGTGGAGTCAGTGCTGAATATTGGCATACATCCGCATTGATTATTTACAAAGTTCCCTCAGAGAACAATATAAGCAGTATTAATTCAAATGGTTTAGGTTTCATAATCAGCTGTGAGAAATGTGGTAGCTTATCAATAATCAAGGGAAAAGATGTAGGTCAAAATGTATGTTATGAATGCAAAGGAGAGAAATAATGAATGATTTTATCAAAGAGATTGGGATGGCTATCCTATGGATGTTTTTAGGGTATCTCTTGGGAGAGCGTAGCACTAGAGGGGGACAAATCAGATGATCAATAACGTCACACTAGTTGGGAGGCTTGTAGCGCCTCCTGATCTACGAAAAACGCCTAACAATGTATCTAGCTTGCAGGGCACGCTTGCAGTCAATCGCAATTTCAAAAACGAAAATGGAGAGCGTGAGGCTGATTTTATCAATTTTAAAGCTTGGAGAGGTACAGCTGACATCATTGCTCAGTATTGCAGCAAGGGCTCACTTATTGGGATCATTGGACGCATACAAGTTAGATCTTACGAGAAAGGCGGTCAGCGTCGATATGTGACTGAGGTAATCGCTGAGAGTGTAGTTCTGCTAGAGAGTCGCAACAGTCAGCACGGACAAGGCAACAGTTTCCAAAATGGGAATAGCTCACCTTTTACCGATCCTAACCCCTTTGACCTCCCAAATGACGGTTTGCCGTTTTAGGAGGGACAGTTAGTGGAAATAGATAAGATTATAAAAAAAGATGTCTTGGAATTTATGGAAACAATTCCTGATAATAAAATTGATTTAATCGTAACAGACCCGCCTTATTTGATAAATTATAAAACAAATTGGCGGAAAGAAAAGCATAAATTTTCAAATGTTATCAAAAATGATAACAATCCTGAATTGATAAAAGAGTATATAAAAGAGTGTTATCGAATTTTAAAAGATGATACGGCTATTTATATATTCTGTTCATTTGACAAGGTTGATTTTTTTAAAAAAGAAATTGAAAAGTATTTTTCAGTAAAAAATATTATTATATGGCGAAAAAATAATCATACCGCTGGCGATTTAGAGGCGCAGTTTGGAAAACAGTACGAGATGATTATATTGGCAAACAAAGGACGGAAGAAATTCAACGGTGAGCGACTGACAGATGTTTGGGATTTCAAGAGAGTAAGTTCAGATAAACTACTCCATCAAAATCAAAAACCTATTGAATTGATAAAACGATGTATTGTTAAACATTCTGATGTTGGGGATACTGTTTTTGATGGTTTCATGGGAAGCGGTACGACAGCATTAGCAGCGTTAGAAACGGATAGGCATTTTATAGGAACTAAAATAGATGAATATTATTTTGGTATAGCAGAGGAGCGGATAAAAAACCACAACGCTCAATTAAGTTTATTTGATGAGGTATGAGATGGAGTGGACGGATTGGGTGGATTGGAAACCTGAAACCAAAACGGACATTAAAACCAAAATTGAAAATGACGGGTACACTTTTCCACACTATGACAAGAAAAACAACGGCGTCAAGTACGTCATCTCTACACTGGACATCAAACGAGACTGTCTAAGACTTGGAGTACCGTTTGAAGATGTGTACCCTTTGCAAACGACACTTTTTTAACAGGAGAAAGAACATGGCAAGTAAAATCAATGCGACAGAACGTATTGCTATCATCATTGAGAAACAAAAAATAGAGGTCGTTACGACTCTAAACTATGATATGAGCATTAGCTTTGATAACAAAGACACGGCTCCTACACTAGATGACAATGGTGACCTTTTTGAACCGGTCTACAAGTGCAAAGTTAAGGCAATTCCCAAAAATGATGTATTTTTCACCTCATTAACACGAGTCAAGAGCAACATCAAGACGCTACAAGAGGTTAAAAAATTCTTTGAGTTCGTAAACGAAAACAGAGAAAATCTCTTTGAGATGGCAGGATTTAAGGGGGCTCTTGAATGAAATTGACCCTGAACATTGAGCCTAAACCTCAATCACGGCCAAGGTTTGCAAGACGTGGGAGTTTTACCACAACTTACGAAGACAAGGACATGAAATCCTGGCGCAATAACTGCCAGTTGCTGATTGCTAATCAGTACATGGGGCAGCCTATTCTTGAGGGAGCACTGAGGGCAAAGGTTAGATTTTACATCAAACCTCCTCAGTACATTTCCAAGGTCAAGAAGAACCAGCAGGCCCTCCTAGATGAAATCATCCCAGTAGGCAAAAAGCCTGACATTGACAACTACGAAAAAGCCCTATATGACAGCATGTCAGGGATCGTCTTCCAAGACGACGGTCAGATAGCTCTGCATGATGTAGGCAAGTTCTACAGCTTAAACCCTCGCATAGAGGTAGAGGTGGAGGTCATGGAATGGAACGCATGAGGCGAGATTATGACTGAGTATTTGAAGAAATGAGGAAATTAAGATGACAAAAACTATCGAACTACCAGACTATTATGAACCCGATTGGGGAAATGCAAGATACGGAACATTAGAAGAACTAAAAGAGCTGTTGCTCTATAAGCGTATCGTGGAATGGGATAAAGATTTTTTACTACTTGAAGATGGGACAAAAGTCACTATTGAAATGTCTGAAAGTGATTGCTGTGCCTCAGCAGGTGGGGAGTTTCAAAATGTTTCACTTGACGCTGTAATCACTAATGTTGAAATTGGAGAACAGGAAGAAATCCCTGACCATTGGGGAGCGGGTTATAAAAACAAAGTAACCATCTTCCACAATCAAAATCCTGTAGCTATCGCTAACTGTGAGGCAGAACATAATGGCTATTATTATAGCGTGGGCTCTCTAGTGATTGGTGATATTCATTTCCCAGTAGTCCATGCTTAGGAGGCTGATATGAGAATTAAGACGGAAAGCGGAGGAGTTGGAAGATGATGGAAGAGTTAAAGCAAAAAGTTAATGAAGTATACAACTGGACGGTAGAAGACGGGAAGCCGCAACCTCCCAAGCAAGATTTACCACAAGCGGTGAAAGACCGGGCGGACTATTTTTGGGAAATGGCAGAAGATGGTATGACGTTTATGGGAGCGATGGAATGCATCTTCGCTGATGAAAAGCCTACAGACTATGATTTGGGAGCTACTAAGGATTGGTTGCCAAAATCTAAGGAGTTTGATGATTGGGTTGGCTATTCGCCAAGCATGGCTCAGGTAGTTATTGCAGTTTATTTGATTTATAGAGGAAACTAAGATGAATGTACAGCGATTAATTGAGAAGTATAAAAAACTTGAGGGTGTATGGGATGCTGAAGGAGCAGAGCTAGCTCGTCAAATTTTTCTGCAAGACTTGGAACAACTAGACGAACAAAAACCAGTCAAAGTTCCGCAGTGTGTGGCTGATTGGTATGAAGCAAACAAGGATAATTTAGACTATAATATTTGGGAATACATCTATGAGTGGGATAATCAAAAAAAATCCGAATTCAAAAGCTGGTTCGGTTGTTCAAGAGAAGCATTCAAAACCCTCGTCAACATGAACCAATTCGGCTACGAGGTCGAGGAAGAGAAGCGGTATTTGGTGACTTTAAAAAATAGGCAGCCTTTGGTCAAATCGCAATCAGGGAGTACTCTTTATTTTAGTCAAGATATAACAGCTAGGAATTATAAAGGTACTCAAAAAGAACTAGAAGACGCAAACTTCGGCTGGGTGTTTGATTGTTCAGGGATTGAGATTGAGGAGGTGGAGGAATGATTCCAAAATTTAGAGTGTGGGTAAAAATAGGAAAACGTATGGTTTTTTTCAGATGACATTCTTGCTATTGACTACGAAAACAAAAAATAGTGACACAACAAGTCTATTTCGAGAGTGGTCTAGCAGTTGAAAGAGATATCTATTGTTATGATTTTGACGATATCGAACTCATGCAATCAACAGGACTCAAAGACAAGAACGGCAAGGAAATCTTTGAGGGGGATATTTTAAAATTTAATGACGAGTGGAATGAATATTGTCACGAGGGCTATGTAGATGGCTCGGTCGAAGGTGTTAATTACGTTGAAGTGGTGAAAGGTGAAGCTTGTTTTGAATTCGGTAAAACTAGATACCCAGAATCATCTCTATTCATTTATATGGAAGATGAACATCTTTCGTTCGCTGAATTGGTAAAGGATAAAGACTTTGGGTTTGAAATCATCGACAATGTCTACGAAAACCCTGAACTTTTGGAGGTAACTCATGAATAAACGTCAACGCAAAAAGAAAATTTTGAACGGTCTGAACAAAGAAGAAAGATACCACAGGACGCATTGTCCTGTCTGCGATAGCGAAGCTGGTTTATTCGACAGATATTTTAATACGTACGGTTTCTGCTCTGAATATTGTGGTTATGAATACTATGGAATTTCAAGATTATAAAATAAAGGATTGAGGTTAAAATGACATTATTTGATGAAGTGCAGCAATTAAGCTCAGAAAGCCACGCAAAATGGTTCGAGCGATATTTTGAGAAATATAACCTAGAACAAAAACTAAAAACTTCTGCTCAAAAAGGTTATACAGGTTATTTAATCAATGTTTGGTCAGTTAGAGACGAATATCTCAGGAATCGATTAGGAGATGAAATAACGTTTGAAGCGTTAAGAGAATTATTAGGAGCTGGCTTTACTGTCAAATATAAGCTTTATCTATCTAAAAATATTTTCACTGGACAAGATTTCGTTTCTAACAAGAAAATTCACATTACTTGGTAAAACAAAAAAGCCAAGACACTCTCTGCCTCAGCTAATAGTTCTCGCAAAGACTATTATATCACAAAGGAGACAGAGAGTGAACAAGGCTAAAGAGCTCTTGAAAGAGTTGCAGGATCTGGACATGGACATCCAAAGCCGTATAGACGAAATTAACGAGCTTGAGGCAGGTTTGCTCTCAAGCCCTAAATGGTCCGAGGTTAAAGTCCAAGGTGGACAGACTAGAAAAGTTGATGATGTCTATACTCAGTTGGTAGTGATGAAAGAGGCTATAGAGCAGGATACTAAAGAGGTCATTAACAGAAAACTTGAATTAGGTAGAATGATCAATAGGCTTAAAAATCCAAAGTACAGGGCAGTATTAAGAATGACTTACATCAACAAAGGCACCGCTGATAGCGTTTGTTATGATTTGAATATGAGTCGTACAACCTACTACAGGTTAAAAAATGAGGCGGTCTTAGCTTTGGAAGAAGTTATCTAACCTCATAGTGAGCTTATGGGACTTTTTGGAACAGCACGGTTCTAAAAATCTGTTAGAATGGTAGTATCAAGAATTGAAAAGAGAGGTCTCAGAATTGGTAGATGGTTACCTGTAATGTCAGGGGGCTGTAATGGCCTTGGAGGTTCAAATCCTCCCCTCTCCTTTGAGTGTTTGTGTCCTAGAATGGGGTAGGCAGTAGGCTTAGCATTCATATATCACTCATTAACTTAAAAATGGTTGCAGTAGTGACTGGACCTCGCATGGTTGCGTAGCTAATTATATTCCGGATAAGTTATAAGCTAGAGGGTTTGATTCCCTCAGAGGTTGTAAAGACTACAAAAAATAAAAATGAAGTCAAAATTTAATACGCACGCAAGGTAGTAGTCGCCTTGCACTTTTAGGGCTTAGCCTAGATAATCTGTGGTAACTCAGGAAAAGGATGTTTTTAAATCTATCAAACATCCTGCCAGCAATGGTCAATCTAAGCAATGTAATCTTAACTATTTCAGTTTTGGAATAGGTAGGCGAAGTTAAAGCAGGAAGATTCCAACGGCAAGGTGCTGAGGAAATGCAAATGTGGCTGTTTGGCTGTGAAACGAGTCTATAAGAGGAAAGAGGTATTTGGTTCGAGGTGCAACAAGAGCTTAATACCATATCTTACAAAAATTGGGTGCCTCCCAAAAGTATGTAAGATGAGTCGATTGTCCGCAAAACAATCGATAACAAGCAGGCGCTGTGCATTTTGTTCTTCAAAAGAGAATGAAACACATGGCGATGCGTGTCTGTGATAGATGAAAGATGATTTTTATATTTTAAGGCTATTCAAGATAGAAAAAACTCAAAAAAGCAAAAGTCATCGCCCGTCGTAAACGAAAGTGCACTTCGGCAATTAGATTGCCTGCTCAAGTCTCGCAAGGATGAGAGTAAAGTCAAAGAGTAAAGCAGCTTAGACTTTTAGCGGAGTCTTCGTTAATTGAAAAATGGCTTAGTAGTTTGCGATGTGAGGAGTGATTGGTCTAACCAATCGTGCATGAGTGATACAAGTAGGAATATTTGTGGACAAGATAATAAACTATAAGTTATCAAAAGTCACTCGTTTAAAGCAGTAGTCTCATGCTAGTTAATGGATACATGGTAGACGGATTAAGTCCTGTTTAGGGAATTGAAACGTAGGCAGGTTCGAATCCTGTCGTTCCAATTGCGATTTTAATTCGCAGAGAGAGGTCTTGAAAAGGTCGCACATCGTGTGGCCTTTTTTGATTGTTTGAAAGGTGGTGATGGAAAATTGAATGAAAGACAAAGGCGTTTTGCAGATGAGTACATCATCTCAGGTAATGCTTATCAATCAGCTTTAAGAGCAGGATATAGTGAAAAATATGCCAAAGCAAGATCTTCTGAATTGTTGGATAATGTCGGAATTTCTGATTACATCAAAAATCGAATGGAGGAGTTGCAAGATGAAAAAATCTTAACTCAAAAACAAATACTTGTGATGCTATCAGAAATTGCGTCGGGACAAGCGAAAGAAACAATAGTAGTCACAACAAAAGTAGCTGAGTTGATGACTGATCCCGTGACTGGTAAGTCTGTAAAAGTCTACAATGAAATCCCTCAACTTGTCGAATACCCAACAAAGAACAGCGATAGGAATAAAGCTCTTGAATTGTTAGGTAAACGACATAAGATGTGGACAGACAAAGTAGAGGCAGACGTTTCTGGAACGGTGGTGTTTGCAAATGAGTCAGACATACCAGATTAAACAAAGTGATATTGTAATCGACCTACCTAAGACAGTAGGAGCTGGGTACGGACAGTTCTGGCGCTCAAGAAATCTTTATCGTGTTGTAAAAGGTTCCCGTGGTTCGAAGAAGTCCAAGACAACCGCTTTGAATTATGTTATCCGTCTTTTGAAGTATCCCTGGGCCAACTTGCTTGTTATTCGTAGATACTCGAATACCAACAAGCAATCAACTTATACGGATTTTAAATGGGCGTGTAATGTGTTGGGTGTGACTCATTTGTTTAAATTCAATGAATCTTTGCCTGAAATAACCATAAAAGCGACTGGTCAAAAAATCCTATTCCGTGGTTTGGATGATGAACTCAAAATCACATCTATCACGGTCGATGTCGGCAGTCTTTGTTGGGCATGGTTTGAGGAAGCATATCAAATTGAGACTGAAGACAAGTTCAGTACAGTAGTTGAGTCAATCCGTGGTAGCTTAGATGTACCTGATTTCTTTAAACAAATCACAGTCACATTTAACCCGTGGAATGAGAGGCACTGGCTCAAACGTGTGTTCTTTGATGAAGAGACTAGCCGAGCTGATACATTCGCTACTACAACCACTTACAAATGCAATGAGTGGCTTGATGGAGTCGATATCAAACGCTATGAGGATTTGTATCATACGAACCCCAGACGTGCTAGAATCGTTTGTGATGGTGAATGGGGAGTTGCTGAAGGTTTAATCTATGAGAACGTGACCGTCAAGGATTTCGATAAGGATGAATTGCTACGAGATTCAGCTAATAAGTTATGTATCGGTCTTGACTTTGGTTTTACTCACGATCCAACCGCTTTGTGTTGTTCGTTGATAAATGACACGACGAAAGAGATTTATGTCTTTGATGAGGCGTATAAAGTCGGATTGATAACCAAAGAAGTTGCGAAGATGATAAAAGACAAAGGTTATCATCGCTCACAAATCATTGCTGATAGCGCAGAGTCACGGCTGATTGAAGAGCTCAGGTCAGAACATGGCATATCTAGAATAAAAGAGAGTCGGAAAGGTAAGGATAGTATTATGGCAGGCGTATCAAAATTGCAAGGATACACTATTTATGTGCATCCAGATTGTAAAAACATCATGGATGAATTTTATAGTTACTGCTACCAGCGAGATAAAGAAGGCAACTGGTTGAATAAACCAGAGGATAAAAACAACCACTTGATGGACGCTTTGCGTTACAGCCTTCAATGTATCGAAGGTGGGAAAGCAACCGTCCGCAGACGTTCTGATTATGGTCTATAGAGAGGAAAGACATGTACCAATATTTAACCTATCCACGGGATGGATATGATGAGGGTTCTTTGAAGAAAGACCTGATTTACAAATTGATAACGATACATAGCACTGAAGGCTCGCATTTGAAGAAGCTTAAAAGCTACTATTTGGGTGAGCATGCTATCTTAAAACACACGAGACGCAACGTGAACGCACCGAATTACAAGACGGTAGCCAATCATGCCAAGGATATCGCAGACACGGCTACGGGCTATTTTATGGGCAATCCTATCAAGTATAACAATACTGCTGACGGTGATATCGATGAACTACTTACAGCCTTTGATGGTGCTGAGATTGACCAAGTAGATGCTCAGAATGCTTTGAATATGGCTATCTATGGTCGTGCTTACGAGTACATCTATGCTAAAGAGGGTATGGCTGAGTTGGATTCAACTAGTATTGATCCGGAGAATACTTTCATGGTCTACGATGATAGTATTGAGCGGAAGCCTTTGTTTGCGGTCTATTACTATGAAGTAAAAGACGATACGAAAGACACTACCAAGCACCAGGCTGAGGTCTTTACCGAAAATCTGCACTATCACATGGTGCTGAGAAGTACAGATTCAGGAACAACTCAGAGCGAGGAGGCAACACCTCACAACCTTGGTCAAATCCCAATTATCGAGTATCGCAATAATCACTTTGCGATCGGCGACTACGAGCAACAGATTAGCTTGATAGACGCTTATAATTCCTTGATGGGTAACCGTGTCAATGACAAGGAACAGGCAGTAGAGTCTATCCTTGTCTTGTATGGCACACAGTTAGCAGACACACCAGAAGATGCTAAGGTAGCGATGAAGATTCTTTCTGAAGAAGGTCTTTTGGAATTGCCGGGCGATAGTGCAAGGGCTGAGTTCTTGAAGAATACGCTGGACGAAAGTGCTACTGAAATCTTGCGTACAGCTCTTAAAGAGGACATCTACACATTTAGCCATGTGCCTAATTTGACTGATGAGAATTTCGCAGGGAATACATCAGGCGTAGCCATGGAATTTAAGCTGATGGGCCTTGAGATGATTACTAAGACCAAGGAAGCGAACTATAAGCGAGGATTGCGTCAGCGTATTGCGATTTTTGCTCATTACTTAGGCATGAAGCAGATTGCTTTAGAGTCTCATTCAATCGTTCCACAATTCAGTCGTGGTTTGCCTAAGAACTTGTTAGAAATCTCTCAGATCGTGAACAACCTTGAAGGTAAAGTGACGAATAGACAGCTTATTTCTCTCTTGCCGTTTGTGGAAGACCCTGATGCTGAGCTAGAAGCCTTGGAAGAAGAGAAAAAGAAGAACATGGAAGACATGCCGATGTTTAACCAAGACAACACGAAACCCGAAGACGAGGTAGAGGATGAAGAATCAGGAGTATTGGGCGAAGAGGAAAGCCAATCTGATTTACCAGCAGATGGACAAGGCCGAAAAGCAGGCAGATCAGTTCGATAAGGTCTATCAGGAAGCCAAGACTTACTTGGATAAGGAAGTCAATAAGATTTTTGATAAGTTCCAACGTGATTATGGTCTAAGTCAGGTAGAAGCTAGACAAGTCTTGAAGAACATGAAAGACAAGAAAAATCTGAATGAACTTCGTAAAGTACTTGAAGCGAGACCGAATGATCCAAATATCCAAAGACTACTGGCTGACTTAGATAGTCCGGCTTATTCTTTCCGTATGAAGCGTCTAGAACGTTTGAGTGATGATTTAGACCGTATGCGTGAATCTATCTATCATTCAGAAAAGACAGGCTCAGACGCCTTTTATAGCGACCTGATGAAGGATAGTTACTACAAGGCTACCTTTGACCTGCAGCAGCAGACAGGACTAGCATACGGCTTTTCTGGGCTTCCTGAGAACGAGATTAAACATCTACAGTCTTTTAGTTGGGTAGGAGATGGAAGTACGTACTCAACAAACATCTGGAAGAATACAGGGAAGCTTACATCAAGCATAAAAGATGAATTACTCATAAGCCTTATGACAGGCCGAGATACACGAGAAACTGCACAAGCAATTGCTGAGAGGTTCAATGTAGGTCAGAATGATGCAAGGCGTTTGGTTCGGACGGAATCAGCCTTTTTTCATAACCAAATGGAACTACTCAGCTATGAAGAAGCAGACATAGAAAAGTATATCTTTGTGGCCGTCTTAGACAAGCGCACATCACGCATTTGTCAAGAACATGACAATCAGGTCTATGATAGGGATAAGGCTGTCCCTGGTGTCAATTGTCCACCTATGCACCCTTGGTGTAGGTCTACTACTGTCGCATACGACGAGGACGCAGACTACAGCAAGTTGAAGCGCAGAGCAAGGAATCCAGTGACAGGTAAGACCGAGCTGGTGCCTGCTGATATGACTTATAAAGAGTGGTATAGCAAGTATGTTGCGAAAGACGGGGAAAAGGTGTATAATCAAGATACAAGAGAAGCCAAGGCGAAATTTTATAGCGAACAACTATTGTCCAAAATTTCAGGAGTTGAGCCAAAAATTACAAGTGATATGCAACGTATCGCAGGAGAAAACAAATTGGCAGGTCTTGAATTTAGGAAGAAAACAGTTGAGTCGTTATCACGTAAAATTATTGCAGATAGCCTAGTTGAAAATATAAGTTTGTCAAAAGCCGTGAGTAAGATTAATGACGCCTTAAGGTACACAACTATTTTCGATTCCGATACTTTTACAGAAGAGTATTTGAAGATGAAACAGAAGCTTGTCGCAGAAGGTTATAAAATTGTAAAAGTAAAAAACACTTGGTTAGTAGATGGACCATACAAAGGTGTGAATACAGTCGTTGAAAAAGATGGTATCAACTTTGAAATGCAGTATCATACTCAGGAAAGTTTCGACTTAAAAAATGGTTCATTACATGAACTCTATGAGAAGTATCGTGATACGAATACATCTGATCTAGAACGCATGAAATTATTTAAGGAAATGCTTGATTTAAGCAATGGGCTTGAGATTCCTAAAAATATAGAGAGGGTGAAGTGATGTGAAAGATATTAAATACTACCGCACAACGACGAACAATGCTCAAGTACTTCGTTTGATTGATGGTGTCATGCAAGTTTTTGACATTGAAAAAAAGTGGGTTAATAGCATAGATTGGTTTAATAAAATCTTTTTTAATGACTTTACGGATTTTGAAGAAATTTCAGAAAATGATGCATTTACTTATATTGACAGGATGGTAGCGGCATGATTGATATTGCTTTGGCTATCGCTAAAAAAGCACATGCAGGGCAGGTAGATAAAGCGGATGTTGATTACATACAGCATCCTCTCTATGTGGCCAGTCAAGTCAAAACTGAACAAGAAAAAGCTGTCGCTCTTTTACATGATGTGATTGAGGATAGCGATATAACTGCTGCCGATTTATTGGCGTCTGGTTTGTCAAATGAAGTTGTTACAGCGGTACAAATTTTGACAAAGAAAAAAGGTCAAAGTTATCAAGAATATCTTGGGAAAGTAAAATCAAATAATTTAGCAAGAGTTGTAAAACTTGCAGATTTGAAACACAACTCAGATTTATCACGTTTGAAATCTGTTACCAATACAGACTACGAGCGTGTTAAAAAATATAAAAATGCAATTTATTACTTAAGCACCTAGAGAAATCTAAGTGCTTTTTTCGTACCCAGAAAGGATTGAAAATGGATAAAGCAAAAATTGGGATAACTAACGTAGAATTTTCAGGAACAGGCGGAATTGAATCAGCGACAGTGAAATTAGAGTTAAATATTTATGGGGCGGATACGTTCAGCGCGATTGAGTTACTACCTAAAATATTAACCGACATTCATTCATTATCGTATGAAGTTGATTGATTGTGACATTAAAAGGAGTAAGATATGTTTATATGGGATTGGGTATCAATCGCTTTCGGGTGGTTGGTATTTTTGTTTTTGATGCTGATTATCATAGCATTTGTAAAAAAAGTGATTGAAGAAAATACAAAATAATCTAACCGTATGGAATCCCGTACGGTTTTTATATTGTCCAAACTGTGCCGATGACATTAAAAGCTGCACTGTTCCGTCGCCGGACGTAAAGCGAGATTATCGAGTGGCGACGTAATCGCTGGAGGACAATTATGTCAGAAGAAATCAATGCAACTGTATCTACTGAATCAACTGAGACTGTCGACACTCAAGGAAATGTTGATTCAGTGCAGGAAGAAAAGCACGAACGAACTTTCACTCGTGCTGAAATCGGTAAGATGCTATCTGCCGAGCGCTCTAAATGGGAAGCTGAGCAAGAAGCCAAGGAAAACGAAGCTAAGAAACTCGCCAAGATGAACGCTGATGAGAAACAGAAATATCAGTTAGATCAGCGTGAGCAAGAACTAGCCGACCGTGAAAAGGCCATTGCTCGCAAGGAATTGACCGCAGAAGCTAAAGCGATGTTAAGTGAACGTGACTTACCTGTTGAGTTAGTAAATGTAGTTGATTTGACAAGCGCAGAGACGGTATCTGAATCTATCACCTCTATCCAAAAAGCATGGGAAGAGTCAGTTCAGAAGGGAGTCTCTGAACGTATGAAAGGTAGTGCACCTATCAAAAATGCACAAACAGTCCAGCAAGAAGTCACAGAAAAATGGCGTAAAGACTTCTTGTAATAAAAGAAAAGAGGAAAAATAAATGGCATTTGAAGAATTAAACACAGCAGAATCACGCAAGAAACATCTTGGGATTATTGAGGATGTACTTGCAGTAAATTCATATTCAACACCACTTGTGACATCAAGCGATGCAGTAACCTTGCAAGGTCGCTCTTTTACAGTAGCAACTGGTAACACAACAGAGTTGAAAGACTACAAACGTAACAAAGACAACGAATTTGATCACGTTGAAGTTGAAGAAAAGGTTTATACCCTTGATGAAGAAAAATACTGGGGTCGTTTCGTAGATCAATTGGACGAACGTGACTCTAATGGTCAAGTGAATATCAATTATGTTATTGCCCGTCAGGCTGCAGAAGTAGTCGCTCCATATCTTGATGAACTACGTTTTGGTGCAGCACTTGGAAACGTAAGTGACAATGTTGCCATGGGTAAAACAGCAGGAGCGAACAACGCTTATAATGCGGTTCTTGATGTGTCTGAGAAACTTGATGAGCTTGGAATTACAAAAGAACGCTTGCTCTTCGTCACTCCAAGTTTCTACAAAGCGATCAAGTCTGAAATCGTTCGTCTACCACATGGTGACGCAGATAAGAAAGTCCTTGGAAAAGGATATGTTGGTGAATTGGATGATTACACAGTCTATAAGGTTCCTTCTAAATTCCTGAAAGGTGTTAATGCCCTTGCTACTGCTCCAGGTGTTGTTACATCTCCAGTACAAGTAGATAATACTAAGTACAACGATAACATTCCAGGGCGATTTGGCGAATTGGTAGAGCAATTGCTTTACACTGGTGCATTTGTTCTTGAACACTTCAAGAAATACATCATCACAATTGCAGATTCTAAGCCTGCTGCTAAACCATCTACTCAAGGTAAAGTTGTAAACCGTGCTAAAGCGTGGAAAACTGGAACAACCTACAAAGAAGGTGACACAGTTACTCATGCCGATAAAGTCTATGTAGCGGTTAAGGATATTTCTAATTCATCAACCGCACCAGACACAGATACAACTAACTGGAAAGAAAAAACTGGTAAGAAATAGGTCCGAGTTATGAAATTTAAAATCAAACAAGATTTCTATGATTGGGAATCAAATGTGAAACGACTGGCAGGAGAGGAACTTGAGATTACTGAGGAGCGCTATGCTGAGCTGGCTGACAATATTGCCAGCAACGGTGTTGCTATCTCAGATGTTCTTGAGAAAATCCTCCCTGAACCTGAGTTCTTAGAAGAGGATTGATATGTCTATAGAGTTGCTGAAGAAATTAACAGGCGAAGAAGATACTCAGCTTCTCATGTTGCTCCAAACAAGAGCTACAAATCTTATCTTGTCAGAGACTAATCGAACATCTTTGACACCTGCTTTAAGTCTCTTAATACCTGAGGTTGCTATCGAACTCCACAACCGCTCAGGAGCGGAAGGAGAGCATTCTAGAACCGAAGGTGGTATAGCAGTAGTCTACGGAGAAAACGGCCTGTCTACGGGCCTTTTACAGCGTATACGTATGCATAGACTAGCAAGGGTGGCAGGCCATGTTTTTGAAGCAGAGTAGACTGAAACCTTATCCAATGCGACGGTTTGAAAAGACTGTCACTGAGGAAGGTGTCGCGAAAGAAGGGTATGCCAAGGAAGCTGAGACAATCCGTCTTGAATTGTGGCCAGCTGGTAGCAAGCTACAATCTGAATTGTATGGCGAGCGTGTCAATGATATTTTGAACGCAAATGCCAACAAATCAGCTACTATCAAAGTGAAAGATGGTGTGTGTATCGATAGCCAGACAGAAGTGACTCATAAGGTCATTTCTAAAAAGGTCTACACACATCATCAAGTTTTGGAGTTAGAGCGTGTCAGAGCTACTAGGGGCAGATAGGCTTATAGCTAAATGTAGACGATTGGCTAGTAAAAAAACTGGCGAGGATATCGTCTTACGTGCGGTACACAATGCTACTATAAAGGTTGTCCAAGCAGATGCAAGAAGACTCGCACCAGCGAGAGATGGAGAGCTTATAACTAGTATCAAAACTAGGGCAAAAATGGACGGAGATAAGGCTATAGGCGAGGTTTACACCAATCTTAAATACGCTCCTTACGTTGAGTTTGGGACAGGGCCAATAGGACAAGCTAACCATTCGGGTATCTCTCCAGAGGTCAGCGTGACTTACAAGTCTAATCCTTGGTATGTGCATGAAGACCAAATCAATGTAGGACCGTACCACTTTCAAAAGATTGGGGAGTTCTACAAGATGTATGGTCAACCTGCTCAGCCTTATCTTTATCCAGCTTTGAGAGACAATCAAGAGCGTGTGTCTAAGAATATTTCGAATTATGTCCGTAGAAAGATAAGAGAACAAATAAAATGATTAATATCAAGCCTGTTATTTATAAAGAATTGCAAAAGGTTGCAGATAATGTGACTGATACCTACCCTAGCGATTGGGAGACTTTCCCAGTCGTTATTTTTTTAGAAGAACAAAACAAGCCGGGTGATTGGTTTGATGACCAGGAACAAAAATCATCTATCCGCTATAAGGTGGATATCTTTGATGATACCAGCACTAGTGAGTTAGCTGTTAAAATCAATCAGATTTTTGAGTCTTTAGGTTTGCGAAGAACTGACTGCCAAGACGTGCCAGACCCGTCTCATTTGAGACATAAGGTCATGCGTTTTGAAGGTGTCGTTGATTTAGACTCAGAGCTTGTTTTTCAATTTAGAATGGAGAATTAAACATGTTAGCAAATGGAATTACGCTTTCTTATAGCAAAACAAAAGGTAGCTATACTAAGCTTGTTGGGTTGAAAGAAGTACCAGAGTTTGGTATTGAGCCTGAAAAAGTAGAGAACACTACTCTTGAAGATAAAGTTAAGAAGTATGAGTTCGGTATTGGAGACGCAGGGGAATTGGAATATAAATTCTCTTACAAAAACGATAGCGCAACTGCTCCTTACCGTGTATTGCGTAAGGCAGCAGACGACAAGGAAAAACTCTACTTCGAACAAGCTTATCCAGACGGTACTAAGGTCACATTTGAAGGTCAAGTGTCCGTTAAATTGGGCGGTGGCGGTGTCAATGCCGTTATCGAGTTCACACTTAAGATTGCCTTGCAGTCTGAATTGACATTCGTTGATGGAATTGGAGGTTAATTAAATGGCATTAAAATACACGACTTGGAAAGTTACTGATGAAAAAGAGTTGAAGCTACGTTTGACATCTCATCAAGCTGCAACTGTGGAAGAAAAAATCGGCATGAACTTGCTGAAGATTTTCATGCCTGAAGCTGGCGAAGAGTTCACTTTACCGCCTTTGAAAGTTATGTTGTTGTTAGTTCACGGAGCCTTGCAGCAGTATGAACATGGGTATTCTCTTGAGGATGTCTACGACCTATACGATGAATACGTGGATAACGGCGGAGACCAAACGACATTCATGACAGAGGTTTTAATGCCACTATTTGAAGTATCGGGTTTTACTCCACGAGGAAGCAAGAACAAGAAAACTTCCAAGAAGAAAATGACAGTAGTCGAGTAATCTTAACAGTAACGCAGATTATTGAGAGGCTTTATCCTATGTTTTTGGACATTGGAGGCAAGCCTCTTGATTTTTGGGATTTGACGGTGCTTGAAATCAGAGAAATGATTGAAAGCTACAACCGTGTCAAAACCCAAGAGCGTAAAGAGAAGATTATTGACTCATACAGACTTTCGCAGATGATATCCAACCACGTTTCTTTATTGTTATCCAAAGATGCCAAGGCCTTTGAGTTCTGGGAATATGCGCCTGAGTTGTTTGTAGAAGAACAACAAGCAGTAGAACAGGAACGACAGAGACAAGCGCTTTTGTTGCATAAGGAACGGATGCGTGATTTTGCAGAGAGACATAATCGAAAAAGGAAGGAGGAAGTAAATGGCAACTCTTGATGAATTGAAAGTCATGATTGACGCTGAGATAGCGCCTTTCAGGAAAAAGATGAAAGAAGTCGAGAATCAGGTCAAAGGAACATCTGACCGAGTGAAAAATGCTACTGCCAAAGTTCGTGAACAGTCGAACTCTATCGGTAGTGCGGTTGGCAAGCTAGCTAAGTTCGCTGGTTTTGCAATCCTTGGTAAGAAATTGCTGGATGTCGGTATGTATTCAACGCAGACAGCTCTTGAAGTGTCAGCGTCTATGAACCAAATCAAGCGACAGATGGGCGAGAGTTCGCAATCTTTCTTAAAATGGGTTAACGATAATGCTAACGCTATGAATATGGGTGTGGGTGAGGCGACCAACTACGGTGCGGTCTACTCAAACTTATTTTCTGGGTTTATCAAAGACACCAACAAGCTAAGCGCTTATACTGCTAAGATGTTGCAGACATCGGCAGTGGTTGCTGAAGGTTCAGGGCGCACGATTACAGACGTTATGGAGCGGATTCGCTCAGGTCTACTAGGGAACACCGAAGCGATTGAGGACCTAGGAATCAACGTCAATGTGGCTATGATTGAGTCCACTGAAGCCTTTAAGAAGTTCGCAAACGGACAAAGTTGGCAACAGTTGGACTATCAGACCCAGCAACAAATCCGCCTTATGGCTATTCTGGAACAGGCTACAGCCAAGTATGGGAATACCTTGTCTAATTCTGTAAATGGTCGTATCAGCCTGTTTAAGTCGCTAATGAAGGACGCAGCATTGAACCTTGGTAACTCTATGTTACCGATTATCAATGCCATTATGCCTGTCTTGAACTCTTTTGCTATGGTTTTGAAGAACGTGACGGCTAAACTCGCTGAGTTTATCGCTTTGATGTTCAACAAGAAAGCAACAGTGAAAGATGGTGTTGGTGGAGCAGTTGGAGACATGGGTAACGCCATGAAGGATGTTGCAGGCGGAGCAGGAGACCTTGCTGACGCAGTAGACGACGCTGGAGATTCAGCAGGAGGACTTGCTGACAATCTTGGAGACTCCGCCAAAAACGCTAAGAAAGCTGCTAAAGAGTTGCTAGGTCTTTTGGGATTTGATGAGATTAACATCTTGCAAAAACCAAAAGACGACGATGCAGGCGGTTCTGGAGGAGGTGGCAAAGGTGGTAAAGGAAAGGGAGGCGGTGGCGGACCTTTCAAAGACATCTTGCCAGAAGTCGAGTTGACCGACATGGACAACAAATTCAAGAGCATTTTTGATGGTCTTGGAGATAAGCTCAAAGGGTTGTTTGACCCCTTCAAGAAAGGTTTTGATGCAGCATTTAGACCAGAAGGTATAGAACGCATTAAGACTGCCTTAGACCAAATAGCTAAGACAATGGGAGAAATCGCCACTGACCCAAGGGTTGTGAATGCCTTTAACCGAATGGCTGAGAAAATTGCTTATGCTTTAGGGCAAGTGACAGGCTCAATAGCTACTATCGGGCTAGGTATCGGTGTTTTCCTTGCCGAAAGTATTGCAAATGGCCTTGGAAGGCAAAAAGAACGCATTACCAGGGCGCTAGTCGCTTTGTTTGATAATATTGGTAACATTTCCGAGGCAGTAGGAAACATAGCTCAGGACTTTTCTAGTGCTTTCTACGACGTCATTACCTCAACTGGTGCGGTTCGTATCGGTAGCGCTATTGTGTCAACTCTGTTGAGTTTGACATCTACCATTGTTGAAGTTGGTAGTAAATTAGCAGGAAGTTTGTTTAAAGGTTTTGAAAAAGTCGTTGTGACAAGCGCTCCTAAAATTTCATCAGTCTTCCAAAGTTTATTAGATACTGTTGCGCCTGTATTTGAGAGCATTGAAAGGTCTGTTAACAAATTTGGCGATGGCTTAAGTCGTGTTTATGATGAACATGTAGTCCCTGCTATTAACTCTATTGCTAATGCTTTTAATGGGCTAATTGACATTATTCAGATTCTCTGGGAGAATTCCTGGCAACCTTTTGCTGAGTTTTTATCAGGAGTATTCGGTGTTAGTATTGAAGGAATTTCAGATTTATTAGGAGGTGGCCTTTTAGCCACTTTGGGACTATTTGCGGATGCTATTAAGTTAGTGGCAGATGGTTTCACCGTTTTTTCTGACTGGTGTAAAGAAAACAAAGAACCTATCGTAGCTTTGATAACAACTTGGCAAACGATTAATTTCTTATCATGGGCAGAACAAGCTGGAGGACTTGCAGGAGCATTCAGCTTGTTAGGTAGTAAGATCTCTTCGATTGTTGGAGGGATTAAGAATCTAGGTCTTGCTATTAAAGCATTGACATTTGATAAGTTGGTCAGTTTTGCTGAAACAATCTATTTGAACACCTTATATGCAAAAGATTTTGTGGTCAATTCAGGTAAAACAATTGCACAGCTAGGAAAAACTGCTTTAGAACTTGGTAAATCAGCTCTAGCATGGACTGCTCATGCAGCGAAAATGGGATTAGCAACCGCGGCGGAATTTGCACATTCTGTTGCAGCAGGAGTCGCTACAGCTGCAACATGGGCTTTTAATGCAGCGTTAGCTGTTTTGACAAGTCCAATAACATGGGTTATTGCAGCAATCGCAGCTTTGATTGCTATCGGTGTCTTGCTCTACCAAAATTGGGACACCGTTATTGAGTTTGCTAAAACTGCATGGCAAGGACTATGTGATTTTATTAGTGGTATTTGTCGAGCTATTGGCGAATTTTTCAGTGGTCTATGGACAAAACTACAAGAAATCTTTGAGCCAATAGGTCAATGGTTTGGCGAGAAGTTCCAGCAAGCATGGGATGCTATCGTTAATATCTTCACACCAATCGGCTCATGGTTTGGACAACGTTGGGCGGATGTGACTAGTGCCTTGGCTAATATCGGGGCATGGTTTACTGACATGTTCCAAAAAGCATGGACTGGTCTAACCAATATCTTTAGCAAACTAGGTTCTTGGTTTGGTGAGAGGTGGAACGATGTTACAAGTGTTCTTGCGAATGTATCTTCTTGGTTTGGGAATATGTTTACTAGTGCTTATAATGCAGTCAAGAACGCGTTTAGTTCAATTGGTGGCTTCTTCAGCGGTGTATGGTCAACGGTTCAAAGCATATTTGTCAATGCTGGACAAAAGGTTGGTAGCGCTGTAGGTGGGGCTTTCAGAAGTGCGGTCAATGCGGTTCTTGGAACGATTGAAAATGTAGTCAATGGCTTCATCGGAATGATTAATGGAGTTTTAGGCGTTGTCAGAAACTTACCTGGTCTAGGATGGGTTGGTAGTGTAAGCACAGTTAGCCTCCCTCGTCTTGCCCGTGGTGGTATCGTCGATAGTCCAACAATCGCCATGATTGGTGAAGCTGGTAAAGAGGCGGTCGTACCACTTGAAAATACAGGATTTATCCAAACACTTGGACGAGTAGTCAGCAGTGCGGTAGTAAATGCCATGGCTGGTGTTAGTCCACAAGGTGGATTCTCTGGCGACGGCGACATCGTTATCCAAATCGCAGGCCATGAGTTCGGACGGGTAGCTATCCAAGAAATCAACAAGGAACATGAACGAGCAGGTCAAACCTTGCTCAAGATTTAGGAGGTTAAATGGCACAATTGACAATCAATGGGGTGGCTGTGAAGCCTCCCAAATCTTTTCAAGTCGGTATTCAAGATATCGATGGAGAGACAGGGCGTAATGCCAATGGCGACATGATGCGTGACCGTATCACGACCAAACGCAAACTAGACTGTGAATGGGGTATGATGACTCAGGGAGAAATAAGTCAGCTTTTACATGCTGTATCATCTGAATTTTTTGAGGTGTCTTATCCAGACCCCATGGATGGCCAAGTCACAAAGACTTTCTATGTCGGTGATAGGACAGCTCCTAGCTATACCTTTACTGAGAAGTTTAAACCTTGGTCTGGCGCTAAATTTAATCTGGTAGAGAGGTAAGAAAATGGACGCTTTAACTAGACGACAATTTGACAGAGCCATGTTTGCCAAGGAAAGGACGCTGGCTATTCGTGTTGGTGATTATACTTCACGGGATATCAAAGAGGCTAGTTTTGAGTATGGCTACATCAAGGGCGATACTTATAAGCCTGGTGGAACCTGCGCTGGTAGCGGTAAAATTACCTTTACCAGTATCATTACCACGTTCAATAAGCTGGATACCCTGCACCCTGAGATTGGTCTACTGGTTGGGGATACCTACCAGTGGGTCAAGATGGGGGAATACTTCATCAACGATATTGAGATTGACCGAAACCGAAACACTACCACGCTTGAACTTATGGACGGTATGTTTAAGCTCAATCGTGAGTATGTGACGGACTTGCATTTCCCAGCTGAAGTACGAGAGGTTATTCAGGAAATCTGCCTGAAAACAGGCATTGAGTTAGCGAATGACTATTTCGGAATCAGCGCGATGCGTTATCATATTGAGCAAGTTCCTGAGGGCAAGAAACTTTCCTTTAGGGATATGCTGAGCGCTATGACTCAGATGATTGGGATGTCTTGTTTCTTCAACAGAGAAGGCAAGATGGAAATCCGTGATTTGACTGAGTCCAATATCACGATCAACGCTGACAGTTACTTCTTGCATGGCTTGACCAAGAGTGAGATTGAGTATCAGATATCTGGTATCACTTGTAAGACGGACAAGAAGTCTCTGACGGTCGGTATGAAGACAGGTCGGTCTTTGGAACTGGACAATGTCTTCATGACCCAGAGCGCTTTAAATGACTTGTATTACAAACTGAAAAACCTAACTTACTATCCGTATAATCTCAACTACCAAGGACATTTGTTACTTGAGGTTGGGCAGTGGGTAACCATTCAGACCAACAAGAAAGAGACTTTTAAAGTTCCCGTGTTAAGTCAGAGCTTTACCTTTAAGGGTGGTCTGAGAGGTCGTATCAGTGCAGATAGTAAGGCTGGAAATGATACTCAGTATTCTTACGAGGGAACGATTACTAAGCAGATAAAGCAACAAGATGGCGTTGAAGCAAAAATCCAAGCGCAGATTGAAGCAGCAGATAAAGATTTTGACCAAAAGGTCGACAAAATCAAAAAAGACTTTAACGATCAAGTAGAACTGGCCAAAGCCAGAGCTGAAGAAGTCAAGCGAGAACTGTCTGACACTATCAATCAGCGCTTTAATAGCTTTGACAACGGGCCATTGAAAGAAGTTAAGCGCAAGGCTGAGGAAGCTTTGCGAAATGCTGGCGCAAGTACCCTGCTTGCACAGGAAGCTAAGCGGATTGGGCTGGATTCTGTCGCTAGACTTGAAGCGTTTAAGTCGCAGACTACGAGCGCACAAACGGCTCTGTCAGGTGACTTG